TCGATAAATCAAAATGAATTAGGAGCATAATTAATAATAACTTAAACTAAATAATATGTGTATAGCGATTTTAAATACAAAGGGAGCAACTCTAAAGAAGGGTTTGCTTAAGAACTGTTGGGACAACAATGGCGATGGTGCAGGGTTGTTGTATATCAACGATGACAAACAAATGATGACGTTCAAAGAGATGAAGAGCTTCGATGCTTTCTATCAAGAATATGGTAGGGTCAAGAAACTCTATGGCAGTAGGAATATTGTGCTACACTTTAGGATTAGCACTCACGGAAAGGTAGATGAAACAAATTGTCATCCCTTCTTAGTCAGTGAGAACTTAGGGTTCGTGCATAATGGAATGATATATAGTGTGCCTGAAAGCAAGGACTATTCGGATACCTATATGTTCAACGAGTCGGTACTCAAGTATCTTGGTGATGGCTTTGAGTACAACGAGGTCATACTTGAAATGATGGAGGGGTTCATAAATAGCAGTAAGCTTATCTTCCTCAATAATGATAACCACTATGCTATTGTCAATGAACAAGCAGGGCATTGGACTAATGAGTGTTGGTTCTCTAATACTTCGTATAAGCAAGTCAATAACTATGTTGATTACGGAGGTGTCAAGAAATACAAAAATGATTGGGGTTATGGGTATGGAGCGGGTAATATATATGGGCAGTCGTGGGACAGTTCATATGAGCCGTATGTTTACACCCGTGAACCTAAACAGGTAGAGCGAGATGAGGAGGAGATGTTGTGTTACGAGTGTGGTATGCACTTGTATGAAGATGATGAGATAAACTTCGGTACTTGCAGTTACTGTCAAATGGAGCAACACGAGCATTTAAACGATGAGTGCGAGGGGTGTTTAGGTACAGGTGGAAAATATAATAAAGAATGGAAGGCTCTACTCTGCGAATCCTGCGACAAAGACTTAACATTAGTATAGACTCGCTATCACAAAGGGGGGTGTCGCATCCATAACGCACATAAATCAAAAGTGTCTTTAAAGACACTATTAATAACTAAAAATTATGAAAATAGAAACAATTGAAACTATTAACTATGACAAAAAAGCCTTTTTTACAATAGAGGCTGAAACATATGATGAATGCCTAGCCATATTTTTTAAGCTAAACAATCAATTAAAATATTGCAATGGTCATTCATATTCATTCATTGACCCCAAAGACCAAGAGCAATATTCGAAGTGGTTTTCAGTAAAGAATTATATTAATAATGGTGGCGATATGTGGTGAATACCAATTTTTGATAAATATTAACAATATAAAACTAAAAATTATGATGACATATGACACGTTCTTATTGTCTTGCCTGATGGTAGATATGGGAATAAATGTGAATGGTATAGCCTATGAGTCACTCCCATACGATGTTCAGTTTGACAATGTAAGAAAAATATACAAGACCTTCGTCTATAGTCCTTCAAATGTACTATCGGAGAATGTCTACGCATGTATGGTAAATTTTTTAACGGATAATAAAAACATAGAGCTATGAAACAGGTAATCAAATTAACAAAAATGAATGGAGAAGCTATCTTAATTGGACTTCAGTCTATTATTAGTGTAAAACTAATTAAAGTCACAGACTCCTCAGCAAGTATAGAAAGTGGACACAGACTCCTCAGCAAGTTACGAGAAAGTTTCCAAACTAAAATAGAAAGTAGAGGAGCAATGATTAGCACCAACTATGTAAAGGAAAGTGTTGAGGAAATCTATGACCTAATAAATAAATAACTATGAGACCACAAGCAGGATATTACAGAAACATCATCGGAAATGTATTCCCAATGATTAGAATTGCACGTTATCATCCACCAATGAGTGGTGTAACAAAAGTACCAAACGATAACGTGATTGATTTACTAAAGGATTCAAGCGACCACTTCGCTGAATACTATATTGATGGATTGAGAAACGGTTCTATGGTAACAATAGTAGAGAACCAAAGCGTAGACCAATACTTTAGTGTTGGTGAACTTTACTTTAAATCTTAAGCTATGATGGAACGTCAATATATTTTCAAGATATATTATTGTGGCGACTTCTTATGTGAGATGATTGCTCACACAAAATGGGAAGCAATGGATAGAGCCTTCAGCGAGTACGTTGGGAGCATTGACAATTTAACGAGGACAAAAATAATTGCTAAAAAATTAGGATAAGTCAATCATTAGTATTACCTTTGTTTCAGTTGAGTATAATTATTAATTAAATAATACTATGAAAAAATTACAATGTAATATTTGTGTTAAAAAAAAACAGATTGAAATAGACCGAGAGCCAAATAATATTTATGATGAATTTGTTTGTACGGAATGTGATGTAACTCTTGCTTATGTATCTGATAATCCATATACAAAAAAATTAAGTTGGCTACCAAATATCGAAATTCAAAAACACATTGGTATCTGTGTAGCAAAAATTATTGAGTGGGAGTAATTAATTATTTATCGAATGGTTACAGGGGGGTTCGATTCCCCCCCCCCGATAACAAACCCAAATGGACAGGGTTGATTGTCCTATTATTTAATTTAATTTTTTATCAAAATGGAAAAACAAAATTTTTCTACAGCAGAAGTGAAATGGCGAGATTTATCTGATGCCGAAATTGATGAATTTCTTTCATCTTTTAATTTATTTGAAAAGTTAAAAATATTGCAAGATAATTCTCCTAATATGTGGAGATATTCAGAATACTTGTATAAAAAGTACAAAGCAGAATTAATGACTTCGTATATGAACGCAAGAGTAACCTGTGCAAATTCTCTTGGCAATAAGAAAACAGAAAGAAATAGAAGTATTTGTGAATATTACAAAAATGCTATGATTGATTTAGAAATACCAATTCCTGCCGATAATATATGTTGGGTTCTTGGTGGGTTTAATGGTTTAGGTTCTGTTTAATTTAATAAATAAGATGAAGACATATAAATCAGATACGCCCGAGATTACGCTAAAGTATAAACATTCGGGTATAGTAAAGACCAAAATAACAAACTCAAGTGATTCGTATTCCTTGCTTAAAGGTATGTTTGATGCAGACACATTAGAGTATTGCGAAAGCTCAGTAGCAATCTACTTAAACAGAGCGAACAATACAATAGGGTGGCAGAAGATTTCTCAGGGTGGCATAACAGGTACAATAATAGATGTTAGAGTTGTTTTAGCAACGGCACTTAAATGTGGTGCAACGAACATAATTATAAGCCATAACCATCCAAGTGGGCAATTAAAGTCAAGCGAACAAGACGATGCCTTAACTAAAAAGTTAAGTGATGCGTGTAAGATAATGGACATAAGGTTATTAGACCACGTTATAATAACAAGCGAGGGATATTATTCATACTCAGATGAACGGAAAATATGAAGAAAGTAGTGTGTATAAATGACAAGAACCTACCACAAGGAGCAGAGGTTGTAAACGGAAAAGAGTATTATGTTGTCAATGAGTTTGTAAATACCTTTGACCAAAGGGTGTTTATAATATCGGGCATAGTAAACAAGGGGACAACAAAATTTGGGCTTAATTGGTTAGGGTATTGCTCAACTAGATTTGCAGATTTAGATGACATATCAATTGAATGGGAAGCCGAAAACATTAGAGTAGGCGTTAATTAAATAAAACTTAAAAATTATGGGAAGTGTATTAGATTATATTGAATGTCCAAATTGTAAACACGAAGCGTCTGACGACTTCTATTACAAAACAGGTGAAGAGTACATTCATTGTGGTAACTGTGGTTATCATTTTTCAGCAACTATTGTTAATAGAGATAAGAAATTATCTGAATTAACAGAAGAAGATTGGAAAATTGAAGAACTTAAAAACCCTTATGGTGCTTATAGATTAAAATCATACCATAGTATTGCTACTCAATGTGGTTCATTAGAAAATGAAGAACAATATAACGAATTAAAGAAAACTATTGAAGTTGATGTAAATGTAGAATTTTGTTCTGTATCAAGATTAATTGATGGTGAAATTGTTACTGAAATGGTTATTGATAATGGACCTGAAATAGATTCAGCAGGATATACAGCAGAAGATAGAGAAAATTAAAATAAAAATTAATTAAATAAAACTTAAAAATTATGGGAAGATATTACAGTGGCGACATCAATGGTAAATTTTGGTTCGCCTTACAATCAAGTGATGCAGCAAGTAGGTTCGGTGGCTATGAACCTTCACCGAGTGTAATTGAGTATAGCTTTTACGAAGACGAACATCTTGAAGGCATTGAAGAAGAGATAAAAGCAATAGAAGATAATTTAGGCGAAAAACTAAGTGTTATCGAAAAGTTCTTTGAAGACAACAATGGCTACAATGATGAGATGATTAAGCCATACTTTACTACTGAACAGTTGCGAGATTATGCAGACTTACTATTGGGTAGGCAGATAAGAGATTATGTTAAGGAGCATGGACAATGTAATTTTGATGCAGAGCTATGAAAAAGAAAAACAAAGACAAAGCAGCAGGGATATTATTTTTAGCAGAGGGAGGTATAAAAGAAATTATATTTGAAGGTTTGCACGTTACCCTTGAAGAGATGCAAAAATGTGTGGGTGGATACGTTGAGTTTATTTACTTAGAAGATGATTTAGTGTTAGTAGTAAATGAAGAGGGTTTAATAAACAACTTACCTCATAACGAAATAGCGACTAGAATACTATTATCATTAGGAGGCAAAGCAAACTACATAGTTGGAGATACATTATTAATTAGTAATAGACTTATAAAATAAAAGTTATGGATAAAGAAAGAAGGTTGTCAATACAGGCAAAAAGTTTAACATTAGATTGGTGGGATGAGGTGAAAAAGGTTAATTTTACCCTTGAATGTAATTGGTTCTTTAAGGACTACGATGAACAAAAAGAATACGCATACATTGAACTTGAGGTTGTATCATCACAATCCTATGACGACAATGAGGTATGGGTAGATGATATCTCGCTATCAGATAAGTTCCTCGCAGACCTGTGCCTCGAAGCTGAGGAGGAAATCAATGGTGACTTGCATACTTATGAGATGTGGGATTGGTGGATACAGAAACGTGAAATAGATAAAGAGTACTACAATGAGGTATGGTAATAGGACAACGCTCTTTGACCAATTAGATTGGTGGGAGCGACAATGGAGAGGTAGCTTTGATTTACAGCTATACCTACAAGTTTGTAGGACAAAACGAAATGAAATAAAAACAGGTAAAGATGAAAAAGAAAAAAGAAAATTGGGTGGTAAGTTGGTCAAGCAAATGGGCTGATGAGAACTTAAGTTCACCCGAAGTTAAAAGTGATACAATAGTTGAAGATGTAATTAACAAGTTCCGTAAACGCTCAGAAGCAGGAATGTTAAAATACAATACAACTCTTGATAGAACTGATTTGAGTACGTTAGATTGGCTTACACATCTACAGGAGGAACTGATGGATGCAGTCCTTTACGTTGAAAAATTAAAGAAAGAGATAGGTGGCAAAATTTAGTAAATATCTATTGGTATGGATAAGCCAAAACTTGTCCATACCTTTTTGGATGGTAGGTCATGTACATCTTTCAACAAATGTATATGCTGACATCCATGAGATATTAATGTCCTGTGGTATGAACATTATTGTAGCCATTGGTTTTATAATAGACTATAGGGATAACGCTAAATAAAGTTTACAAAAACTATACTTTTGTAAGATATGCTTTACATAATAGGAATATTTCCGATTAACATTTAAAAATTTAACAACATGAAACTAGAAGTATTTACAGAAATCCTAAATAGACTTAGGAAGCAATCAGACAAGCAAGATGTCTTGTATGAATTAGATATAGACCTTATAAACTATTCAGATGACTACACCTCAATAATAAATATTTTATTAGAGGTTTACTATGGTAAGGAGGGAACAGATTGGATTTATTGGTATCTATATGAGAGAGACCCTGTTGGAACAATTGACCAAGCAACTACTAATGACGGAAAACCTATTTGTTATGATATTAAGTCATTATGGGAAGAGGTAGAGCAGTGCAGGTTGGATAACAAGGATGAGTATGAGTTACCTGTTGGACTAACAGATGAGGAGAAATTAGAATTCTTAAAGATAATTTCAAAAGGAATGTAGATAATATCTTAGCTATTAACAACTATTTGTCACAAATTTAGCTAATATATGGGACAGTTTGATAAAGGATAAGTGGTAAAAGTTACCACATTAATTAAATAGAAATGATATGAAAACAGCAGTACAATACTACAACGAAACCTTTAAATCAGAGTAAGATGAAAGAAACAATATGAGAAAATCTTTTTTAAAGCATTTACAAAATCAATTTTTAAATACACCACCATATGTAGTTTATGATTGGTTTTATAAAAATAACAAGAATGAAAGCCAAGAGGTTATTCATGAGTTAATTGTTAAATATAAAAATATTGAATGGACATTAAAAAAAAATTTCCCTATAAGTTTAAACATTTTATCTCAAGAAACTAAAAAACTTCTTAAAGAAAGAGATGGAGGTAAGCAGTTTAGAAATTTAAAAGGTGATGCAGAAAGACATCAAACACAAAAAAAACTTATAATAAAAAATGGACTACCAACAGAAGCAATAATAATATTAGATCAAAATGGTAAATATGAATTAGTAGAAGGTTGGCATAGAATAATTCAACTATTTATATTATATCCTAAAGGATTTAAATATCCTAATGTTTATGTTGGAAAAACAGATAAATCAATTTATACGGACACTAATGTCCCTCTGTAAAACTTATAATTAACAAGTAAAACTTATAAAATGAGACAAATAGTATATAATTCTGTAAAATGCCTTGAGTGTAATGAGGTATTAGTAAGTAGACATGTGCATGACTATGTAACATGTAGTTGCCCCAATGATGCTATGGTAGATGGTGGCAATGAGTATGGTAGGTATGGTGCAATGGACATGGATAAGATTGAAACTCATTATGTCTATGCAGACGATGACTTTGAGGTTGTTAGAAAACATGCAGTAAGAGGTAGCAGAGGTATAGATGGTAAAGACCCACTAACTTGGATAGCCATAGCTGACATGGATGATGACTACCTACATGCAGTACTTGACTATGGTGGTGTTGATTGGCATCTTGATTTAATTAGGAAAGAGATAGCATATAGAGATAGTTTATTAATTAAAAAACAGGACAAATGAAAGTAATAATTGAGTATGAATTTGAAGAACAAGACGATGCAAGGACAGCCTTAGATGGATATAAATGGAAGTTAGCCATGTGGGACTTAGACGGAATGCTTAGAGGTACAACAAAACACGGAATTTTTAATAATAGGGAAGCCACAGGAGTTGAGCAAGATATGGCTGAAAAATTAAGGGATGCTATAAGAGAGATATTAAATGAATATAATTTAAACTTAGACTAAGATGGAACAGACAGCAATGCAAGAAGCAAATGAAAAGTATTTGAAATCAACTGCCGAAGAGTTTTACGGGTGGTTTTGGAATAACAGGGAAAGACTTTTAGAGTTAGAGAAGGAACAAATAGTTGAAGCACACGGAAACAAATTAAAGAAAAGTAAAGACGGAGGAAATTACGAATATTGGTTTAGTGGTGAAGACTATTACAATAAATACTTTAAAAAATAAACCAAAATAAATTTGGTAGTTTAAAAAGATTAAACTATCTTTGTACTATTAATAATCAAATCAAATGAAAAAAATCATGTCAATCTTTATGGCTCTTGTTCTAATTGTGCCATATTTATTCTTCTATTATTGCCTAATGAGGTTAATATTTGTAACATTAATGTCTTGCTCAGGATTCTTTGAGATGTTCGGAGCTGCATTGTTATCAATGTTCTTAATTTTCATTATGACAATAGCAGGGTATATGTTAATTAGTTCTAGTTACTTATCAATAAAAAACAACAAATAAATTATGAAAAAACAAATCTTTAATCAGTACGCACAAAAGATTGCCGATTTATTCGGGGTCGACAAGCAAGAGTTATTCGTAAAGTCAAAGAAGAGGGACTTAGTAGATGCAAGGCACTTACTATACTACCTGTGCTTTCACAGACCTATGCGACTAATATCTATTCAAAACTTTATGGAAGAGAATGGATACCATATAAGCCATCCCTCAGTAATACACGGAGTGAGCATTGTATCACAAAGGATAGCAGAGGATGCAGACTACACCTTTATTATTAAGTCAATAGAAAAATCAGTAAACAATTAAATCTAAATAAATAAAAATGGAAAATCAAATCAAATCAGTGTACTCTACACTATCACAAACAAGTGTGCGTGAGAAAATCGAAAGAAAAGGAAACCTAGACTATCTGTCTTGGGCAAATGCGTGGCATATGCTTAAAACGGCATACCCTAACGCACAACGTAAGGTGTATGAACACGAGCATACAGGCTTTAATTACTTTACAGATGGCAGAACTGCCTACGTTAAGGTTGGCATAATCGTTAATGACTTAGAGCATATCGACTACCTACCTGTAATGGATTTCAGAAACAATGCACTACCAATAGATAAGGTAACTGCTACGGATGTAAACAAGACAATCCAACGCTCTACTGCAAAGGCAATCGCTATGCACGGACTTGGACTTAGTTTATGGACAGGTGAAGATGTTCCGGTGACTGTTGATGTTGCACAAGCACCTCAAGAGTCAAGCCTAATAGAATTAACTAAGGGCAGTGAGAATTGGGAGAAGGTTGCTCAGTATATTACTTTAAACAAGCAGATTGGCTTAGATAAAATCATACAGCAATTATCAACTAAGTACACTATTAGTGCAGCAGTGAATAAAGAAATAGCTAAGTTATTAAAATGAAGCACGAAGATATAATAAATCTTTTACGCGATGATAAGGAGTATTACGGAGGTATTGGTAAGCAGTACCTCTCTAACTCTGACATTGGCGTTCTACTATCTAATCCAAAGGATTATGGTAAGTATAGAGCTGACAACAAGAGTTTTTCAGATGGAAGATATTTTCATCAGCTAATTCTTGAACCTGATAAGGCATTAGACTTTAAGTTTGTCGATACAGGTACTCGATTAACAAAAGAATATAAGGAGTTTATTAAAGAGAATAACCTACCTTTTTGTATGCTTAAGAAAGAAAAGGATGAGATAGAAAACTTAGTTAGAGTTATGACAGGTAATCTACGTTTCTTTGAGCAGATATACAAAGATGGCAATCAATACGAAGTACCTTCAATTAAGGAGATACAGGGTATGATGTGGAAGGGTAAGGCAGATATAATAACAGATGAATGTATCATAGACTTAAAGACTACAAGCGATATAAATAAGTTTAAGTGGTCAGCAAAGTCATACAACTATGACTCTCAGTGTTATATATATCAGCAGTTGTTTGGTAAGCCATTGGTGTTCTATGTTGTAGACAAGTTGTCCCAACAGTTGGGAATATATACACCAACTGAAAACTTTATTCTTGGTGGCGAACAAAAGGTAGCCAAAGCAATAGAGATTCATAGGAAGTATTTTGGTGGTAACCCAACGGATAATATCAACAATCACTTTATAGAAGAAGACTTATTCTAACGATATAGGTTTGGGCGACCTTTATAAACCCCACAAAAAATAATATGAAAAAAATAATTTATGGTGATTGCTTAACCGAAATGAAGCAGATAGAAAATGGAAGTGTAGATTTAATTCTAACTGACCCACCCTACAACATAGCAAGGAAAAATAATTTTCACACTATGGGTAGAGCAGGAATTGACTTTGGAGAGTGGGATAAAGGATTTGATTTATTTTCATACATTGATGAGATACCAAGAATATTATCAAAAAATGGTAGTGTTATTATTTTTAATGATTGGAAAAATGTTGGAGAAATCGCAAGGTATTGTGAAAGTGTAGGACTTGAAATTAAAGATATGCTTCGTTGGGTAAAATCAAATCCAATGCCAAGAAATAGAGATAGGAGATATATTACTGATTATGAAACTGCTATTTGGTGCGTGAATAAAAACGCTAAATGGACTTTTAACCGACAAGATGAAGCATATCAAAGACCTGAATTTAAAGGCTCATTGACACCTCAAAGTGAAAAGACAGAACATACAACACAAAAGCCACTTTGGTTAATGAAAGACATTTTAAAGATACATTCAAACGAAGGAGATACTGTACTTGATATGTTTGCAGGAAGTGGAACAACAGGCATTGCTTGTATGGAAATGAACCGAAACTTTATTATGATTGAAAAAGATGAAAATTATTTTTCCATTATTAAAAAAAGAGTGGAAGAAAAAAGAAAAGAAGATTTAACGCAGAAAACCCTATTCGGAGTTGGAATGTAGTATTGCCGCTAACAGCCGTATAGACGCAGTTTCAATTGCGTTTATACTTTGTTATAAAGACTTTAAGAAATCGGATGAGCGTAAGGCTCAACGTATCAACCTATATACTTAACCCCAAAGGTATATTGGATGATTAAAATAGATTGGGGTAAATTTAAAAACAAAGTACAATGGCACAAGACGAAAAAATCTTTGCAGACGGCTTCTCTTTCAAAAGACAAGAGAACGCACCCGATTTCGTTATCGGAAGAGTATCAATCAAGGTGGATGATGCTATAACATTTTTGCGTAAGCACGAGAAAGGTGGTTGGGTAAATTTAAACGCCAAGTATGGTCGTAGTGGTAATCCCTATATGGAATTAGATACCTATGAGCCGAAGGCAGGAGAGAGTAAGCCAATTGAAAAAGAGGCAGTCGCTAAAGACCTACCATTTTAGGTATAACTCTAATTATCGGTTAATTAAGGGGGATGTTAAGTTCCCCTTTTTTTACCCCCTATATTACTATATATATATATTTATATTATATATATTTTTTTTCATTACAATTAAGAAATAAAATTAACATTATCGACACTATCCTTATAGACAAAGACTTTGAGGATATCGATTTCGACACAAAAACGACACTAAGATGAATACATACAACATTACCATATTTAAAAGCATAAAAGAAACCAATACACCATTCTATCGTGAGGCACATCAGATACTAGAAAGAATCAAGAATGGAGCGAGTAAGGAGTTGGTTAAGAAGATACGATTGGAGAAGAACAAGAGTGAGCGTAATGAAATGAAAAAGATGTTACCATCAATTTGTTTCAGTGGCACATTCAACAAACGAGCAGACACATCAATCATTGAGCATAGTGGACTTGTATGCCTAGACTTTGATGGCTATGAAAAGCAAAAGGATTTGTTACAAGATAAAGAAATGCTTACAAAGAATAAATATGTGTTCTCAGTATTTATATCTCCATCAGGTAACGGACTGAAAGTATTGGTTAAGATACCAAAAGAAATAGACAATCACATAAACTACTTTAATTCGCTTGAGAAGCACTTTAACTCGACTTACTTTGATAACACAAGCAAGAACATCAGTCGTGTCTGTTACGAGTCCTATGACCCCTTAATTCACATCAACGAGAACTCTTCGGTGTGGGACAAGATTGAAGAAACACAATACAACGAAGTTATTAAGCACAGAGACATCGCAACAATACCAATTACGGATGAGAATAAGATTGTGGAGATATTAGTTAAGTGGTGGAGTAAGAAGTATCCAATGGTAGATGGACAACGAAACCATAACACATTTATACTTGCAATGGCTTTCAATGAGTTTGGAATAAATAAGAGTCTTGCATCATACATTCTAAACCAATACTCAACGGATGACTTTACCGTGCAAGAGATATCAATGACAATAGACTCTGCATATCGTAACGCATCAAGCTTTGGCACGAAGTATTATGAGGATGAGGAACGTGTCAGCCAAATAAAAGAGAAGCTACGCAGAGGGGTATCTAGGAATGAAATTAAGAGCCAACTACAGGACTCAAGTTTTGATTCAAGTGTAATAGACTCAGTATTGAATAAGGTTGAAGAAGAAAATTCGCAGCAGGTATTTTGGTCTAAGAATGACAAGGGAGTGATTAAGATAATACACATACTCTTCAAGAAGTTTTTAGAGGACTCAGGGTTCTATAAGTACTGCCCCGAAGGAGGCAAGAGTTATGTATTTGTGAAGGTAACCAACAACCTAATAGACCATACATCTGAGAAAGAAATAAAGGACTTTATACTTATGCAGTTAATAGAGTTGGAAGACATATCTATTTACAACTACTTTGCAGACAACACGAGGTTCTTTAAGGAGGAGTTCTTATCGTTGCTATCTACAATAGATATTTACTTTATAGAAGATACTAAAACATCAGCGTACCTGTACTATAAGAATTGTGCAGTAAAGATTACAGGAAGTGAAATAACAACCATTGACTACTTAGACTTGGGTGGCTATGTTTGGAAAGACCATATAATTAATAGGAACTTTAATAGATGTTCAGTAAGCGAAAACTTTGACTATAAGGTGTTCATTAGGAACATATGCAACCAAGACGAGAACAGAATAAAAACAATGGAGAGTACGATAGGATTTTTACTACACGCATACAAGAACCTATCATTCTGCCCGGCAATTATATTAAACGATGAGGTGATTAGCGACAATCCTGAAGGAGGCACAGGGAAAGGATTGTTTATGAACTCATTGAATTGTATGAAGAAGCTCGTAGTAATAGATGGTAAGTCCTTTGCTTTTGAACGCTCCTTTGCTTATCAGTTGGTGTCAGCAGACACGCAGATACTATGCTTCGATGATGTAAAGAAACACTTTGACTTTGAGAGATTGTTCTCAGTAGTAACAGAGGGTATGACACTAGAGAAAAAGAATAAGGATGCTATAAAGATACCATTCAGTAAGTCACCAAAGATTGCTATAACAACTAACTATGCGATAAAGGGTGCAGGTAATTCATTCGCAAGAAGGAAATGGGAGTTGGAGTTACATCAGCACTATACCAAAACATATACGCCATTGGATGAATTTGGAAAGTTAATGTTTGGAGATTGGAGTGATGATGATTGGTGTGAGTTTGACAACTATATGCTAAACAACCTACAAAACTTCTTAGTAACAGGATTGGTGAAATCAAAGTTTGTGAACTTAAAGATACGACAGTTGTCAGCAGAAACAAGTCACGAGTTTATAGAATGGTGTGGCTTAATTGATGACCAAGACAGGGAGATTGTTCTTGACCCGGGAGCTAGATTATATAAGAACGACCTGTACGATAACTTTGTTAGAGAGTATCCTGACTATGGACCAAACTCAAGGATGTCTATGAGTAGAACAAGATTCTATAAGTGGCTAAACTCATATGCAATGTTTAAGGAGGGTGTACCACCTGAAGAAGGTAGAGATGCTCGAGGAAGATGGCTTATAATAAGAAGAAAGCAAGACGTTAATGATTGAGAGAAAGTTAGGATTTAGTAATAGGAAGATGTGGCAGCACTGCGAACTACTTCAATCAATAGTCGAGCAAAAGGTTATGACTAAAGTTGGAAGAGGCAAGAACGCAGTGAACATCGAGGTGTATAAATATAAAAATAATGACGATGTCATTAAAAATATATCAGAGAGTATTGACTACTATAGAATAGAAACAATGAAAGAACTAGAAAGAGAAAAGAAAATTACATTCAGGGATTACCAAAAAGAAATTATACTAAAGGGAACTGAAATGTTACTTCAAAATAAGTTCTTATATCTTGCTATGGAAGTTCGCACAGGTAAGACCCTTACAAGTTTGGCGATAGCAAATAATATAAAAGCACAGGATGTTTTATTCGTAACTAAAAAGAAAGCTATCAGTTCAATTGAAGCAGACTTTGATTTGTTTAAACCACCATTCTCCTTATGCGTAGTAAACTATGAAAGCCTACATAAGATAGACCATGACATACCTTGGGACATTATTATTTTAGATGAAGCACATAGCATGGGTGCTTTTCCTAAGCCTTCACAACGAGCCTTGATAGTGAAAGACATCATACGAAAACACAATCCATTTGTAATTTTACTTTCGGGAACACCAACGCCTGAGAGCTACTCGCAGATGTACCACCAAGTGTATGGTATACCAAACAACCCATTCAATGAGTTCACAAGCTTCTATAAATTTTGTAGTGCTTATGTAAAGGTAACGGAGAAAAAAATCAACGGTCTTTTTATTAGGGACTACTCAAAAGGACTGCAGTCCATACTTGATAAAATGAAACCATACACAATTAACTACACGCAATTGGAGGCAGGGTTTAAAGTTAAGACATCGGAACACGTTATGTACGTTGAGCTTAAAGACTCGACCTATAAAATAATAGATAAGTTAAAGAAAGACTTAGTAGTTGAAGGTAAGGAAGAAGTTATATTGGCAGACACTTCCGTTAAGTTAATGATGAAGCTACACCAACTATACTCCGGGACTATAAAGTTTGAAAGCGGTAACTCTATGGTACTTGATTTAACTAAGGCTGAGTTTATCAAGGAGAAGTTCAAGGGTAAAAAGATTGGTATATTCTACAAGTTCAAAGAAGAACTCAATGCATTAAGTCAAGTATTTGGTGTAGAAAACTTGACAACTGACCTCAGTGTTTTTGAAAGTACAGACAAGAATATAGCACTGCAAATAGTATCAGGTAGGGAGGGAATATCATTAAAACAAGCCGACTGCTTGGTATACTACAACATTGACTTCAGTGCTACAAGCTATTGGCAGAGCAAGGATAGGATGACAACAAAAGATAGATTAGACAACGATGTCTATTGGATATTTACAAAAGATGGGATTGAAAACGATATATACAAAACAGTAATAAAAAAGAAGGACTATACTATTAACCATTTTAAAAAAACACTATTATGAAAGACAAGAATGAATTTATAAAGATTGCTATTGACAAGCAGAATAAAATAGCAAATGGAGATTATACTCACCAAAAGTATTTGATGTTTAGGGAATGGTTTTTCCAACAATATAAGAACGTAAGTCGAAGAGTTGCTGCTCGAAGTTTTGCAATGTTTGACTTGATGTACGGCTTAGATATACCAATAAAGAATACTAACGTAGAAGATGAGATATGACGGAACAGCAGATACAATCTAAAAAGATTAAGGAGCTTGAAGGTCAAGGTTACTATGTAATAAAACTTATGAAGACCAATAAAAATGGCATACCCGATTTACTTGTTTTACCCAAAAATAGCGATGCTTTCTTTATAGAAGTAAAAAAAGAAAGTGGAGTGTTAAGCAAGTTACAGGAGTACAGAATAAATGAATTAAATAAACACGGATTAAAAACTGAAATTTTAAAAGGATGGAAAAATTAAAAGAAATAGTATCGAAAGTATTTGATACAGATATTAACATTAAAACACGCAAAAGAAATAATGTTGAAGCAAGAATGATATTCGCAAGAATATTAAGGGAAGATGGAAATACATTTGAATCTATAGGAAAAGCAATAAATAAAGACCACTCTACAATAGTTTATTACGTTAATCAGGCATCTATTTTAATAAAACAATCTATTGAGTTAAGTGATAAGTACTTAGAATGTAAGAGTTGTTACATAAACAATTTGGATGTGGTTTTACCTCAAATGAAATACGATGAACTAAAAAGTGAGGTTGTAGAGTTAAAGTTTTTATGTAATCGACTTGCTACTGAAAGAAATGAAATAATAAAAGTTCAAGAAAAGTACAATAGAATTAAAAAAATAATTAACTTAGTTGCCGAAAGAACGCACTTCGGAAAAGAAGAGTTCGTTGAAAGAAAAATAAACGAGATGTTTAATGGTATCTAATGGATGAGCAAAGAAAAATAGAAGAGGCAAGAGTCAATCGAATTGCATACTTAATTGGTATTCAACAGGACTCTTTGGTTGTTTTATTTGAAGCATTATCCGATAGAGACTATGAAGATGCGAAGGCAGAAATAAAAGTATTAATAACAGAGTTAAGATTAATTTTTAAATCAATAGAGTATGACGATTTTTGAGGTAGAAGAAGATTTAAGAAGAGAACAAGTTGCTATTAAAAAATTTGTAGACATATTCGGTGGCTCATTCCAAAAGTTAGACCAATTTGACATTGACTACAAGGTCTTTGACAAAGACAAGAACTTAATAGCTTACGCAGAAGTAAAGGGTAGGATAAGAACAATGGACAAGGCTTACCCACTTCCTATAGCCGTAAGAAAAATCATGAAGTTATCTGAAAAAAGACTAAACCCTGTTCTTATATGGGCCTGTGAAGATGGCATAATTTACGCCAAGTTGAATGAGTTAGTAGGTCAAATAAAATTTAGTGGTAGAACTCCACGAGCAAATTCTACCAATGACATGGAGATTATGGCTTACTACGATAAACAAAAATGTTTAAAGTACGTTAGGTTTTAATCTTGATTGTAACTCCTAGAATAACTTCTTGAATAGCTTCTTGAAGACCTTCCCGAAGAACCTCTTGATTTAGTTTGTTTGCTTGAATTTCCAAAACCATCATTGCCACCAAAACTATCACCCCCTCCAAAGCTATCGCTACTTCCAAAACTACTACTGCCACCAAAGCTGTCGCTACCTCCAAAAGTACCACTAGCCTTTTTTTTCTTAGGAACATATTGCTCACCATATTCAAGAGCATCCATTCTATTTTTTAACTCCCTGTTTATTTTTAAAGACTCTTCTCTTTTTTTATCATACAGTTTAAATGCATTTTTTGCATTTTCTTTCTCTCTTTTCTCAAAGTCTGTTCTACTACTATATTTAGTTTTATCTAATATAGATTTAAGCATATCTTCTTCTATTTTATTTTCTGACTTTCTATATTCAGGGTCTTTTATTTTTCGTAACTCCTTCTTTATTCCTTCCATTGTATATGCTCCACTATTCATCATTTGTTTTAAGATACTTGTTTTTTGAACAATTTCTTCAGCATCTGCTTTATCTTGAGACTCCTTCTTTACGGCTTTTTCTTTTGTTTCTTTTTTCAATTCCTTATATACTTCTGCTAAAGCAATTTTCTTAACATCTCTATAGAAAGGAACAGCGCCTAATAATCCTAATGTTTCCATGCCCGCTCTATACCATTCTTTCGCTCTTGTTAGTTTTGCTCTTTCTGTTTTTGGTTCAGGTTCTAATAACTTAAATCCTAACTCACCAACCCCAATTAACGGAGCATAAGGTCCTGCAATAATTTTAACTAAATCTGTAGGCTCATCAATCTTTCCTTTTTGAAGTTGATTAAATTGTACTGCATCTTCATAAGGGTCATACTCTCCATTTCTAAGACCAATTTTTTCGCCATATTCTTCATTTGCTTTTTCTATCAAAGAATTCTCTATAACTCTAATAATATTTCCAAAACTTCTTCCAATTAATAAAGTTGTCGCAGAAGAAACAACACCTTGATAAAGTCTCTGTAACATTGTTTTTTTATCCTCATCATCATCATCATTTCCATAGCCAAAAGCACTTAACATTAACTCTGACAATAATCTAGTGGCTGTTACATATAGTGTCATCCTTGCCGTAACGGCAGCTAAAATTTGCGCTCCTTGTTCCCAAGGAATATCACCATTACCAACTAATGCATTAACACCTTTTCTAGCAGTATAGTATTCTTGAACGGTAAACTTGTTCATAAACTTATTAAAGTTTTTAGCTATCTGTTTTGTAGAGCTGTCTCCTTCTCTTACTACATTTTGTAAGATTCCCATATAAGCATTTGTGCTAGAACCTGCGGATATAGTTTGTGTGTCTGCATTATTTTTTGCTTTTGTTAAAGCGTCACGGTATTTATCCATGTACTCTTCATTATTTGCTTTGATTTTATCAAAATCAGGTGCTACACCTGTTTCTTTTTGAAAAGAACGAGCAAAAGCACCAAACCATAATGGCTTCATTACAATTTTATCGGGTTGAGATATTAAATTATCTGCAACAAATTCTACACCATTTACCCATTTACCTAAAGTGTTATCATAAAGTTGAAAGACACCATTAACCTCACGACTTTGTATATTTCTATTCTTGCTAAGTTTACTTGTAACAGCACTCAAATCTACAAGTCCACTACTTAATTTATCTGAAGGGTAATTTCTTGATGTTACCTTACTGCCTAGTATTGTTAATATATTTTTTGCATCCTCTGATGTTGATAATGTCCAATATTCACTCATTCCAACAGCCATATCTCTTGGATTGTTTAATAGAACAAAAGATACGTTTGACATAAGCTCAGATATTGCTCTTGGCGCACTTGCAAGCATAGACCTATACCCTGTTTTTTGAAGCCAATTCATGACCTCATTTGACTGAGTAAAGTTTGATTGAAGTAAGTCCCTAGTAGCTGTGTCATATGCTTCGCCTATAGTATTAAGAATTTCGTATTGGTCGGTTGTTGCATCATTATCTTCTAGTAATTTCATTGCTTTTGATAATGTCTTTCTAGCTGTTCTTATTGGCTCTGTCATATGATAATTAATAAGCACAGACCTTGCACTTTGATTTACTGCAAAAAAAGCGTTTAAGTTTACAGGATGAACCTTAGTATCTCTCTCTTCTAAATTTTTAGAAGTAGTAGTAGGATTCATATTATTACTCATGTTATTAATTAATTCTGCTGTAGACAATCTATCAGAAGCACTAATTGTATTATAGAAAACATAATTTTTTATTGGTTTTATTTTTTTTCCATTTATTACAGAGGCAGTGTAAGTAGCCTTTTTAGTCATTCTGTTATTTATTTCCTGAAGTTTTTTTAATGCATTTTTTTCAGCTTCATTAAAAGAATCATATAGTTTATCAATATCTATTTCACCATCTTTTTGAAAATTATCTTTTATAAATTCCATTTGCTTAATATCGGCAGCTTTATATCCACTTTTTTTACTATTTTGTTTTGCGAATTTAATGGTTTCATCTAAGGTTTTCATTGCCTGATGAACTTGATTGTTATTTGGATTTGAATTATACTCAAGTTGCATCATATATACCATCATTTTAAATTTAGATAGTATAACTTTATTACCATTATTTTTAAATATATTTGATATTGCTTTTTCTACTTGTGTTAATTCACCTTGAATATCTGTAATCTCAGATTGATATATTTGCTGTGCTACAGCAGATTGTTCAAAAACAGCGTTGAATATTGTTTTAGTTTTAAAGTCACCAAATTGTTCATCTATATTAAATAAAGGCGCTATATTAACTCCAAATTTATCTCTAGAAGTACGGTCTGTTATATATTGTTTTATTTTTTTAAATATACCTGCAACAGTTTTAGGTATAGCAGCTTCTAATGAAATACTTTTTTCTATGAAGTTTAACTTCTCTACCATCTGCTGTGTAGCATTGGATACGAAGCCATTGTTTATGTTGTCAATGATTCTAAGTAAATCTTTTAAATCTTTATTGTTAAAACTTTCAAGTGTTTTTTTATTCTTTAAAAGTGCTTGTAGTTTTTTTACTAAATCTCTTTCTAATCTAAACTCATCTCCAACAATCTCATCCAATGTTATTGTGGTATTGTTTATCTCATCAATTAACTCTGCTTTCTCATCAGCAATCTCTTGCTCAGTCATTTTTTCCTTAACCTTTGCTCCTTGTATCTTTGACTTAAAGGTCTTCATTAACTCATGTTCAGTCTTATCGATAACGCCATCCTCCAACATTTTATCTAATGTTTTTGAGTAATTTACAACCTTATTTTCTACAACCTTATCTGCAAAGTTATCATACAACTCTTTCAAGTCAGATACTCTCTGCTCATTTGACTCAATACTTTCAATGATTTTATCTAAGCTTTCATTTAAGTCGGCTCTTTTATTTAATTCCAATATTGCATCTCTTTTAGATAGCATATCAACTATCTCGTAGTAAGACTCAAATACATCACTCGGTATTAGCTTTGCATTAATGTTTAATACGCGTGATAGTGGCTCTAATAAATCAGATGAGATGTCTCCAAGCTTTGTTAAATTTTTCTTTGCATTTTTTCTATTTGTGTTTGCTTTATCTACTTTGGCATCATAGTCTGCAATACCAATAACTTTATCAACGTAGTCTATAAACTTATCGTATTGTGTTTGGCTAAACACGTTGAATCTTGCAAGGCGTAGCATGATTGATTTCATCTGCACGGCATTCAAGTTTTGAACTTTGCCTTTTAGCATAGTGCGAATTGCATTTTCTGCATTTGCCCTTAATGTTTTAGACTCTGTCTTTACTGCAAGTTTTGCTTTTCTTACAGCTTCTCTAATTTCAACAAATTTAGCTCTAGCCTCTTGAATATCTTGTTCATTTGTTTTTTGGTCAACAAATGTATTCCTTAAATATTCTTCTATTTCTTTAGTAAACTCAGCAATAGTTATTTTTTTATTTTTATGTTCTTTTCTATATTCCTTTGCCATTGCTCTAATAGAAGCGTTTATAGTATTACCTGCAATAACTCCTGCACGGATTCCTTTTAAAATAAGCTTCAATGTTCCTAATGTAACTCCTGCATCAAGTTTTGCGTATGTAAGTTTATCTAAACCATTAAGAGTTTTAATGGCGGCATCTAAATAACTTATTAATGTATTTTTATTTTCAGGATTTTTAGCATCTAAGTTTTCAATCTTTTTAACTTCTTCTTTTAATGCTTGTACATGTCTATCTAAATCAAGTTTTAATCCATCTAAATCATCTTTAAGGATATCTTCAATTTCTTTTATATCTGCTTCAAGGTCCATTACTGTACCTTCTTTTCCTTTCGATTCTTTTAAATCAATAATTTCCTCACGAATTTTATTAACCTTCTCTCTAGCTTCTGCTCTTGCTTTTTCTATTTCTTCGGTTGTATCTTTAATATCTTCTTTAATAGAATCAATAGCACCCATCAAATCCTCTGTTGATACTTTTGCAGGTACAGGTGCTTCCTCTACAGGTGCTTCAACCTTTACTTCTTCCTTTACAGGTTCTACTTTAGCTTCAACGACAGGAGCTTTTGCTTCTGCCCTACTTCTAATAGTTAAATAAAATTCTACATATTTATTACGCATTTCAGGGTATAAAAATTTTCCATTTTTATCCTTTTTTGAATACCTTTTAATTATTTCATCTGCATATTTATAGGGGTTTGACTTAAGTAACTTAAGGTCTTTATCAAAACCAACAGCCCCATCTTCTATCATGCTTTCTAAAAACAACCTTTCTTCAGCTATAGCTTCTTCTATTTCTTTAGACATTTCTACTACAGGTTCTGCTTTAACCTTTGTTTTAGAAGTTACCTTTGCCTTAGTAGGTTCAACTTTAGCAGGAGTTATAACTTCATCAATATATACTTTTGTTTTGTTTTTAGTTTCAACAAACCTTCCTCTTTTCTCATCAGTTTGTATTGTTAGATTAGCTTCAACACTTGCTCTCTTTGGAGTTAAAGTTCCTATCTTTTTAAGTTGGACTTTTGCTGTAGCTCCGTCTTTAGAAACAACTATACTATACTCGGCTTCTGTTCCGTTATTATCTACTGCTCTTACTGTAGCTCCTTTACCTTCTTTCTCAACTCTTTGCGCTTCCTTTTTTATTTTATTCGCTCTTTTATCTAATATTTTTTCGGCAGTTGAGATTTTTGCTTGAATAGCTATTATCTCTTCTTTCTGTGCTACAGTTGTTCTTTTTCCAAGGTCAAGTAATGGCTTTAATTTTCCATATTGAATTTCTTTCATTGACCTAATAACAGCATCGTCATACTCTTCAACCTTAGACCAAGACATAACAGTTGGTTTACCCTTTGCTTTTGGGGCTTCCGTTTTAGTTACAGGAGCTTTAACCACAGGTGCTTTAGCTTTAACAACAGGCTCTAATAGAGGACTGATTAGCGCATTATACTTCTCGTATATTTTATTATACTTAGCCAATACAGTTTTCGGCATTTTAGTTTTATCTATCTTACCTTTTACTTTATAACTTTCTATTTTAGGTATGGCTTTAAGAAGTTCTGCTTGTTCTTCAGCTCTTAAAGTTGCTACTTGCTCTTGTGGTGTTGCTTCCGCTTCCACTACAGAAGTTTCTTCTGATATATCTACATCAGCTTTAGTATCTGTAGTAGTTTTATTGTACTTGGACCTTCTATCTTTTACTTCAGTTTCAAATTCAGCATCTTCAACTATTTCATAAGTATCTAAAGCTCTTTTAAAAGCATCCCTATATACTTGTTGTAGTGCTTCGTCTTTTTCACTAGCACTTATCATCCCATTATTTCTTTTTGCTTCTATTCTTTTAATTTCTCTTTCTTCTTCCTTATTTAAATATACTTCTGCACCAACATTAATAGGTCTTCCTTGGTCATCATTTTCATTAAACTTATCTGAACTTAAACTTACAACATATCCCTCTGCAGTAGCACTATACCCTGCTCTTCTTTTACCTTCTTGATTTTCTTTTATTCTATCAATTCTAGCTTTAAATAATTTTCTAGGTGTACTTACACTTACTGCCTCACCTTCTGATATATCTACATCAGCTTTAGTGCCTGCTGTTTTAACCACAGGAGTCTTATCCTGTTCTTTTGCAAGTAACTGAAGTTCTTCTTCTAAAGTTAGTGGTACTGCTTCTTCTCCTTTAACTTCAGTAGTTGTTTCAGTAGTTACCGCATTATACAAATTATTGTAAAAATCATATGAGTAAGGAGTTTGTAATTCTCCATTTTCATCTTTTTCGGAAAAATACTCTAACTTTGATTTTGCATATTCAATAGGATTTGAGTTAAATAACTCAAGATCTTGTTTTTTAAGATTAATTTCTGTTTCATAATAACTACGGTCTTCTTTAGATGTAGCATCTTCAAGATTTTTTTGAAGTGATTGTAAGTTATCTTCAAGAGAGTTTTTTTCTGTTTCTATAGAACTCCTTACTTCTTCGGCTTTACCTTCTTCGGTAAGGACTTGAGGTTTTGTTGTGGGTTCTCCTTGGACCACTTCTTCGCCAACTGCGGTTGTTGGCTGTACAGGTACTTCACCTGCTGTTTGCTCTTGAATGGCATTTTCTACTGTGTTTTTTTCTCCTATTTCTTGAAGACGTTCATTAATTTCATTGACTCTTGCTGCTTGTCGCTTTACAAGATTAGGGTCTTTCCCTTCAATTTGTTTGTTAAGCTCATTTTTTTCTAATAGTAAACTCAATGATGCAGATTGCCCTTCAACTGTTAAGTTTTCAGGCATTTGATTCATCATTCCACGAACTATTTCAAAGTTATTTGAAATCTCTTCTGCTTGCTCTTTTGTTATTCTATTACTAAGCATATCTGACTTGAGATTAGACATAAGCGCCTCACTCATACCACTTGTCTTAGCAGCCATCAAAAGATTATTTAGCTCTTTGCTTTTTAAAACATTGTTGCGTTTATATGCATCTTTTGCTATATATATACTATGAACCATACCTCCGCCTAACGCACCAAGATACCCTTCATAAAGCGCTCCTTTGACTATATCTCCAAATCCTTCGTTACTAAAAAATTCAGTATCTTTTGCTGTATCATATATTTCTTTAATACCCGCACCTGTTAAACTTTGAAGTGACTCAGTAACGCCCTCGACACTCATTGCTCCTAATGTACCAAGACCTAAACTTGCAATATATGATTTGGTTTCGTTTCTTACAAGTGCATCAATTGCTTCTTTGGGAGCATCTTTAGGTAATGATTTTGCTAATACTCTTTTTAAAATATTACGTTTAATTGATGAGCCTATTGCAGTATCAATTTTACCTAATGCATACTCCATACCAATTGATTCAAGCGCTGAAGATACTACACCATATATAGATGCCATTGCTACTTTATCACTTTCGGCAATATCAATCTCTTCTAACTCATCTTTCATCTCATAATAAGACATAGGATAAAATGCAGTAGCAGTCATTGCTCCTCTTGCTAATAATCCTGTACCTAATAAAGTAGTACCACCTGAAAGAGCCATTGGGGCCATTGCTCCTAATGATTCTGTAACTGAAAATGCAGCTTTAGTTAAATCGCTTCTTTCTTCAGAACGCAAATATTCTAGGCTTGTATCAAAATCCCATAATGGACTTATAGCTTGTTTAACTGCTTCATGATATTCTGCGGCACTCATATCTCTTCCTGTAGAGCCTGCAAGTAATCTAACAGGAGATAATACCCCTTTTATAGCACTTAATACTAATCCACCACCAATGCTGCCTTTTGTTTCTTGAATAAGATAATTCTCACCAACTGATTTATTGACATTTTTTATTAATGAGTCTGATATTTTTATTTGGTTTTGTATCTCTTTTTCTTGGTCTATTAATTCTTTCTGTCGATTGGTGTAATCTAATTTATATTGGTCTTCTGTTATTTCTCCATTATCGTATTTATTCTGAAGATTATTAAAAAATGATGTATCATTTAATTTACTTTTATATGAATCAATATTATACTTAATATCTTCTTGGTATTTATTTACATTACCAATTTCTACCTTATCACTTGCTAATGCACCTAAAGCTGCTTGCGCCCTTGTTTTTTCATACTCCGAAACATTGCCTTTATCGCTTGTATATTTTGAGTATTTATTGACAATATCATTTAATTTTTGAGACTTGATAGGCATCCAATCTGCTCTTAATTCTTTTGCCTCTTTATTAGCTTTTTCTTTTTCTAATGCATATTGTGTTGACTCTAAAGAAGGAGCAGTAACGTCATTGGGATTAATTGCTTTTTTTAAATTAAGCGACATATCTTCCTGCATTGCCTTCATTGCTGCTGTATCGCCAACATTTGGATATTTAAACGAGGCTTCTTTGGCGTTTGCTCTTCTTACATTTTCATATTGTTTTTTCTCAGAAGGAGAAAGATTATTGCCTTCCATCCAACCAATCATTTCTTCAGATATTTTTTTATCTTTATCCCAAGTCCAATTATCAAGAGTAAACTGTTCTTTGTTTCCTTTTGGAGATGTTATCTCTATTTTGTCACCTGCATTAATTTCGTTAAATGTAAATAAAGGGAATTTTCTTCTTAATACATCAACAGCTTCTTCTTCTTCGCCTCCAATTAATTGTGCATTAATTGATTTAAGATTAGCATAAAAATTTGATTCATATAGATTATCTTCTTTGATTTTAGATATCTTTTCAGGCTCTATTTTTTTAGCACTCTGACCAAATTGATTGTTAAGAGCTGATATAGAATTTTCATTTGTAACAGTTACCCAAGTTTTATTTTCAGGAGTTCTTCTCTGCCAAGTACCATCATTATTAATTTTATATTCATTTTGTTCTTTGCCCGGATATCCAATAAAAACTCCTTTTTCAGTTCCCGCAGTTTTATTGAATTGCTTATTAAGTGCCGATACTCTTCTTGGGTCTTTTATTGGGTTATCTAATTTTTGTATCTGTTCTTTATCACCTAAAATAGTTGAGCTATACTCATACCATTGGTTGTCATTAAACCTATAACCCTTACCTTCTTTTCCGGGATAGTTATCAAAAAATTCACCATTCCCACTATAATATTTATCTCCTACTTTTTTATATTTAGAATAGTCAGTTTTCGGAGATTCCGATGAACCATCGCCCAAAATTGACCCCCCATTTTCGGCTTGACTTTTTTTTTTAATTGAACCAATTCCCATTAAAGTTTTAAACGAATTGATATCTTCATTATACCCTTCCTGTTTAAATATATCATAAGTTTGCTTTAATGCATTTCCATTGGTTGATATTAATTGTTTAAAATCATCAATAGAACCATTATATCCTTCCGACTTAAATATACTATATCCTTGTTGTATTGCTTCTTCGTTCATATATTATAAAAATTATTATTAGTTTGGTAAATTAAACATTGTTCCAAATCCCGGTACAAAAGGAGATGCAGGCGTATTTTCTGCTTGTTGTTTAAATCCAATAATATCTTTCTCGTATTGTGAAAGTTTTTTAGTTTTCCCACCTTTTGCTCCAACATCTTTTAATATTTGAGTTTGAATATCTAAAGGTGTACCTATAGACATTAACATTGATTTAGTTATGTCATAAATAGTTTTACCTTTAATTGGTTTATCATTATATTTTGTATCTAATTGAGTTTGTAAATTACCACCTTTAGTTAATTTAAAGACATTTAATCTAGGGTCTAATTGTCCAAGATAAGCCATTGCTTCTCCTGCTGACGCAGAATTATTTGAACCAAAAGCTTTCATGATATTATCAGCAATTAAGTTTGATTTATCTTTTTGTTCTTGTAAACTTTTACCATACATTGCTCCTGCAACATCCATATTTTTATCAGCAATTGCACTAGTAACTTCTACTTTTCCTACATAGTCTACTTTTGATTTTAGCATATCTCCATAAAATTTATTTGCTGCTTCTTGTTGTTTCTTTCCATTCTCAGTAGTAAAATCAGGCTGAGGAGGTCCTGTACTTCCTTCTTTTTTTACCATTAATATTTTCATTGGGTCATTTGCAGCTTCTTCTTTTGAAAAAGTCCAACCGTATGCCTTTCCACTTTCTGTTACTCCAATACTATTTGTAAGGACTGACATTGTGTTGTTTGGAATAGATAAATAAACAGCAGTTTGTGTCGCTAATCCTTTGTCAAATTTTTCTTTATTTTGTATATTTAATTTGTTTTCTTCCTCAGATGTCAGTCCTTGTTTTCCACGCGCTGCTTTTTCTTCTAAAGCTGCCGTTACAAATTTCCCCATTATAGCTTCTGAATCTGTTGTTGCTTTATCTATATCAAAATAATTATATTTAGCTTTTATTCTTGTTGCCATATCGGCTGCTGAAACAGTATCAAATGTACCGTTTTCATTTTTTTTACTTAATAATAACAATCCTGTTTTATCATTAATAATTGGTGTTGTTTGTTTAAAATTTGAAAATGATTCAAATTGTTCTATCAACCAAGTTTCAGCTCCTTGAGACCTATTAGCAGGGTCAGCAGCATTCATTCTTTCCATTTTATCTTTATATTCTGCTTGATAATCTGCACTTAAATCAAACATTGTTTTTGTTCCATTCTGAACATTTTGCATAAAAACAACATTATCTCTTTCAGATACTCTACCATTTTTAAATGCTCTTTGATTGGCAAGCATTTTCTGTTGCATTTGAGATGCGTAACTTGCAGTCCACTCAGTCATATTATCTTCTTCACCTGTAGGGTGTTCATCTAAATATTGATTGAATGCTCTTACTTGGTCGTCATACGCTTCCTTCTTTGCCTTTCTTGTAGCAAGTTGGTCTGTAACTAAATTTGATATACCAAGACCAATGTCAGCATAATTTACTTGACTGTCAAGGTCACGTTCTTGGTATTTATAAAATGTTGCCATATGTTAATTATGAATATAAATAAGAAAATGGATTATTATAATTAGGATTTACTTGCGTTCCAATAGGTTGATTCAACGAGTTTAAGTTATTTTGAGCGCCTGAAATAGGAGACATTCTACTCGCATCAAAAGGAGAATAAACAGGGTTTCCATTATTTACTGTATAGTCTGCACCTTTTTTATACCCATACAAAGGAATTAAATTAGCCGCCTGTGTTGCCGCACTTGTAAGTCCTTCAAATCCTTGTGTTGTTGCTTGAGCTTTCATTTCTGCAGCATTTCTTGCTGCCAATGCTGCACCTGTAGCTTCTTCTAAATCTACTTGTACGTTTAAATCTCTTAATCTAGCCTCTTCAGCAACTTTTAATCTTTCAATCTCAGTAAGTTCTTTACCCATTGCCGTTCTTATTCCTCCTTGCGCTTCGTTCTGAGCCATTTGAACTTTACCTGCAGTTGTTGCAACCCCTCTAGTCTCTCCCTCTTGAGCGGCATTTGTCGCCTGTGTTCCTTGAGCAAGCATAGCTTCTCTTTCTAGTTCGTAAGGTTCTTTTTGAACGGATAATGCATTCATATAGTTTACATCAAGTCTTCCACGAGCGTCTGCCATTGCTTTTAATCCTGCTGCCTCTGCTTCTTCTTGAAGTTTTTTTTGTTTGTTTGCCTGCGTAAAAGACATTGCAGCGCCACCTAAAGATGATGCTATACCTATTCCTGCTGCTATTGATGTTAATGCTGCCATATTATAATTTTTTTATCATTTCTATTTGGTAATTATCACCCTTAACATATCCAAGCTCTTCATATTTCTCAATGAGTGGTCTATGTTTTATAAGTGCATATGAATATTTAAACCCCAAATTAGTAGCCATCGTTGTTAAATTACTTAACAATGACCTTATCGCCTCTGTCCTATGTGGTTTTTTTCTATATTGTTTATTTGAAATAATCCAATCAACCCAACAAAGATTTGAGTTTGTTGCATATAAAAATCCCGCACAAATAGGAACATCGCCATCTAAAATGATTATACCACCCTCTCCATTTTGAGGTAAGAAATCTTTTGGAGGAGCTACCCATCCCCAATCCTCCCACCATTCAAGAAGAATGTTGTCGTAATCATTGCTATTAAGTGGTCTAATGTTAAAGTCCATTTAACTACAAAGATATAAAAAATTAAGGGAAACTTTTCATTAACTCGCTTTCAGTAGCAAATAATTCTATTTTTATATTATAATTATTTGACAATTCAAATAAACAATAATGACCCAATACTCCGTGAGATTCTGCGACAGAGTTTTTATTGAACAAAAAGTATTCTGTTTGTGTAGGTATAGGAGTTGTCCAAATAGGTGTAGTATCTATAATAATATAGTTAAGTCCTGCAACATAGTCTTGAACAACATTTGTTACAATACCTACACCTACTGCAGATGATGAAAAGTAAAGAATATCTCCAATGCTTATTATAGTTCCTATAGCAATAAGGGGATTTATTGAAAAGTTAATTGTTGCTGTAGTTGCAGTAAAAGTAACACTTATACTATTTCCTATTCCATTAACACTCCTTAATGGATATTCAGGCGCAGACATTGGAGTAGTTCCACTATTCCTTACAAACGCAAACCAAGTGGCTTCTTTTTTCTCAAACCAATTTTGGGCTATAAATCCTGTATATTGTAAGTCTGTTGTCATTGTTGCGGCCCAAGGAGCATCTCCCACTAAATCCATTGTCTTAAATAATTTGTTCTCAAGAGGTAAATCATTTATAACACTTTTAAGTGTTGTTGGAGAAAAAGGGTCTAATGCAGGGATATTTTGTAAACACCATTGTTCGTAAAATGTATTCCTTGCATTGTTTGAGCTATGTCTATATAAATTCCCACCCTTAAAAGAATAGAAATAGTTATTCATTCCTATCATCCAATCAGGATTGTAAGAGTAGAATGAAGGCCATCCTTGAACGGCAGGGCTATATGTAAGTGTTTTAAAGCTCATATCTAATTATCACAAAAAGTTGCAGGGTCTAAAACCCAAATTCCGGGGGTCACTTCATACCAATATCTACAAATAATACCATCAGAATAATATCCTGCTGCTGCAGGTGCTGACATAGTAATATCGCTATATATATACGATGCTGTAGCAAGGTCTGTAGAATCTAAATAATAAGTTGAAGCAGGCATAATTTTTATTTTTAAAGTGGGCAATCACAATTTACAAATTCAACATCTACAAGAAGTCCACTTGCGCCATTAGTTGCCCAATAACTTTGTTCTGCAACACAAATTTGTGAGCTAGTTCCGGCAGGAATGGTTTCAGTAATAACTTCTCCCTCACCACATACAAATATTCCTGTTAAATCAACTGAAACAGCATTATTATTTGTTACATTAACAGTATAACATTCTGCACAACAATTGCATTCATTTATATTATTAATAATCAATAAAGGATTATCTGATATTATTGATTGAGCGCACAAAAATAATCCATTATTAGCTTTTATTTCTTGGTCTATGTGAATAATGCCATCACAATCTGTTACAGAATATATAATAACATCGACAAGAGAAGGGTTATAAATATAATAAGTAGAACAACATATTCCATCACAACCGCAATCATTATTTGTAAAATCTAAGTTTTCAATAAATTCAATTCCGTCAGAAATAATAAAGTATCCTAAATCAATAAATGGAGTGATGCATCGTTGAATAGTGGTTAAAGCATCAATTGAAATAATAACATCAGATTCATTTTCACAATCAAGCATACCTGTAAATTCTATATCTCTTTCTCCTGTATTTTCAATAGTAAAGTCTATGCATTCGTCTCCACAACAAAAACATCCTAAATACATATAAGTAAAAGTTGGCTCTCTCATCTCTGCAGGAAAATCTCTAGCACATATAAATAGCGCTCCATAAGCAGGGAAATCATATCCATAAGTTCCTTCATCTCCAATTATAGCATTATTTCCATTGCAATCAACATATCCAATTGAACTCCATATTCGAGAATTATTATTTACAACAAGCCAAGACCCACAATTACAAGGGGGAGGAGTATAACAATCTGTACAAGCAGTTATACAATCTTCTGCACTAAAACATAACTCTACAGCTGTACTTTGCCTTAAATCCCAAATTAAATATAAGAAATTATTTAAAGCAGGAGTAGTAAAAGTTCCTTTCCATTGAGTTACACTTGGTTGTGTAAGTGGAGTTATATCTGTAGCAACAGATAAAAGTGTTGTAATATCTATTTGATTGTTTTGATAAAATGTATTGCTTGTGTGATATAAAAATTTATTAGGAGGACCATCAAAGTCATCAGTACCTATTTTATTTGTATATAGATTTGTATCTACTCCGGGATATGGAAAACTTCCTTGACCCCAAAAACCTGCGTCAATATTATAATATGATACAAGAGGATTGGAACTTGGTAAAGCAAAATTAACTTGATTGCTCTGTAGTGGTGATGAATATGGTATTAAAGGGTCAAAATAATTATATTGATTATGTATAAACATTCCCGCATTTGAACCATCAGTAATTACTACTTGAACTAAAAATATTTCAATACATTCTTGACATTGATTATCAACATTAAAAGTAACAATTGCGTTTGGTGCAATAGTAATAACAATTTGCAATTCAAGTACAAGGGGATTATTTACACTATAAGGAACGCTTATTGTTCCAACTCCATTAATACTATTTGATATTGTAGTTCCATCATAAGTAACATCTAAAGTAATTAAACCTGAAGATGGGTCACCTGAAGGTAAATTAAATGTTGTTAATACAATATTTCCATCTGCAATACAATTAGTTAACTTTACGCAATAGCTTATTACTCTTTCAGGTTTATCTGTATTATCTATATTAAATGAATTTATTTGACCACACCCAAAGCAATCTATTATATTTGGTATCTCTATATCATTACTTGTTAGTACATACTCATTCATATATGGGTCATAACCACCAAGTTTCTGTGTAGTTTGAGCATTAATAAACTCATCTCTAAACCAAGTTCTCATTCCAAATTCAGACACTACTTGTAGTTGGTCGCTTTTCATTGAATCACCTTGAATGTGAATTACAGCACCTCTCTTTGTATCAGTAAAATATCTATCAGCACCCCATTGAACATAACTTTCAGGATTATGGCTTATTCCATATTTTTCAGTTCTTGCAATTTGAGTTCCTAATACTTCAGGAACTACAGTCAATGCTCTACCTGCCGAAGCATCTGACAATAAATTCTTACCTGCTAATACATATGATATCTTATCTTCTTGAATACATAGCACATCTGTTTCTCTACCATCTAAAACATATATATATCCAAAGGAAGACTCTAAATATTTATAATTTAAAAGTCCTAAATTAAACTCATTTAATTTGTTTAAGTTTGTTTCAGGGTTATATATGCCACTATATGTTATATCTGAAAATCTATGTGCTTCTTTATAATCTTGAGCAGAAACAGATGTAACTCTTTCTCCAAGATTAAATTCTCTTCCTACTATTGAATCTCTAACCTTATAACTTTCAACTCCATTTCCAAAAGAAAAACAATTAAAGAAACCTGTGTCTATAATTGCAGGTTGACCTAAAGCAAAGTCTTGGTTAGCTATATTTCCATCGTGTTCTCCTGTAGTAGGATTTATAACAAATGATAAATTATTTTCAAAAAACACATCGGGCAAAGCATCTATTGGAAGTGTTTCAAATATAAACTCAGGTCCTATTGTAGTTCTTTGTAATGAAAAATATAGTTTTGCTATTGACTTATAACTAGCGGGAGAACAATCTTCAGTACCCGACATATGGAAAGTTAACATATTATTAGCAGGGTCACGATTTATATATAGTTTCATAACATTACTAGATATACTACTTGTAACAAGAGTATTCATCGCAGCAATACTTAAGCCAAATACTCCATTAAATGTTATAGACATATTTATTTCTTGTAAAGCATTAAAAGTAGACATAATAGCCGTTTGATTTGCTAAAAACCAACTTTCCAAACTAGCATAAGATTGAGTCGCAGTAAAATAAGAGTAAGCGTTAGCTCCATTTATTTCTCTTTTTCCACAACCACCTATTGGTTTTCTATAAGTATATAACAGAATTCCTATTGTAGACCCAACAGGAACATCAAAGTCTGTGTATGTTAATGCAGGAGGAACAGGAAAAGCAGGGTCTGACCAACTCACTCTTGTAGTAGCCAATGAAGTTAAATCAGAAGTTCCAACAGAGTATTCATTATAAATTGGAATAGGACTAACCTGCGATTCAAAATTACCTGCTTCTAAACGCATATACACTCCTTCAATAAGAAATGTCGCATCTTTTTGTTTTGCTATTTTTTCTAAAACAGTTGTATATAAACAACTTTCAGTTGGTCCACTTGAATCTTTTTTTACAATAAGCCTGTCTCCAACCTCAACTTTTTGCATATTTTCACCCTCAAGTAAAAACCAAAATAAACTATCTACATCTTGAACTACAAGAGTTGAGTATATTGTTTGATATCCTTCTTGGTCAGGTTTTATTACAAACTTATATCTTGTTGCCCAATATGGAGCTATTTGTGATACAGGTATAGTGACTTGTATTGAGTTTTTATTTGGTGATGATGAGCAAGGGGTGTAAACCGCATTTAATGGGCTTACAAGAGCTGTTGATGAACGTAAAAAATCATCCATATAAACAATTCCTATCTCATATCCTCTATTGCTATGTAAGCTTCTTGCGTTCCCAAGTTTATTAAATGTTACGATACTATTTACTATACTATAATATTCATACGCATAAGTTCCAAGATTATTTACATCTTCATATTGCATTGCAACTAATTGCAAGTCAATATAAGTGTTTAAATTAGATGCTATTATTGCTATAGGTTCGTCTATAGCAGTAATACCTGAAGCTCTTTTTTGCCATCCACTAGCTTGATTCGTAGGTATATCACAATTAAAATAATCTGTAAGTGTACTTCCATCACAAGAAGTAGGGGTTGCAGGAATAGGGTCATATACAGGAAGTATATTTATAAGTGTTCCTACCCATTCTTGAAATTCAGCACTTTGAGACAAAGCATATGGACTTACATAATTTTGAGCAAGAGTAAATGTTAATGAAGTACTTGTATTCCCTGTTTGTGTTGTAGGTTGTGTTCCTCCTGTATAACTATGGTGTGTAAAGTCTAAGTTAACTTGTATTGTAGCTCCAACTATTAAAGTTGTATTATAATTTGGACCAAAAGAAGCAAAATCTATTCTTAAAATAGAATTAGGCACACTATGACTTCCATCTATAGTGTAAACAGAAGTTTGAGCACTTGAGTCTAAAGCCTCTGATGCTATATCTTCTTGTATTAACTTTGCTTCATATGTAAGTTGTAATGTTTGTCCATTAAGTGATATCAAATCATATCCTTCAACATAGTTTCCATACATAATTCTATTGCCCATAAGCGTTTGAGCTTGAGCAAATCTTGGGACATTATCATATAACCTTAATAACTCAGCTTCAGGTAAAACAGTAAAGATTTTACTATTGTCAAATGTTAAAGTTTTATATGTATCATTTGGAATACCTAAGTCTGCCTTATTTTGTTTCTCAATTATTTTTATTATATTGCTTTCCGATTGCTTAAATAATAAGTCTATTCCTAAAACAAGAGAGTTTCCTGTCCAATAAGTGACTTGACAAGCATTGAATGCATTTATCATTCCCTCATTCAAATATGCCTCAATAGTTAATTCAAATCCATTTGGCGTAAAAGCAATGTCAGACCATTGAGATGTAGCTGAGTATTCACCATCGGCATATAAATATCTATAAGCAAATGATATAAACCTCTCCTCCATAAAATTCTGTTCTCCTTGAGTATTTACTAACTGCACAGTTGGAGATTCTACAGGTGGTCTTTTAATTACAAGTAATGACTCTTCAAGTAGTAATGCTGCAGGAATACTACCCGCATCAATAAACCCTACAGGTATAGCATAACTTCTATTTATATTTATTGACCTTGGAGCATTATAGTTATCTGTAAAAAACAATAACTCTTCTATTTTATTTACTCCTGTAATTAAATATTGAGGATTAAAATTTAATGTTGTATCTACACCACCACCATTATCTATGGCAATAACATGATACGTTAAAGAAAGTGTATTTGTATTGAATGAAACAATTAAATCAAGTTTACCTGTAGCACCTAATGGAAAACTAGGGTCATGTACAAACCAATAAATAGTTTCTATTGAACCATCTTCGTATGCACCAATGCATCTAGCATCTACACTTAATAATGTATTTTCAAATCTTAAAGTTGTAAGTGAAATATTACCTTTTGTATTTTCAATAACTCCAAATTCAGAATTTTCTGTCGAACCCATTCTGATATTCATTGCATCAATATACTCCCCATTAGGGACAACTCTCTCATCGAAAGTTTTATTCATCTTACCTGCAACAAAATTTCTAGTAAACTTTGGCATATTATTTTAAGATTTTATCTAATCCCCTTAAATTCATTAAAAGTCTACCGGGATGAATATTGCTTATTCTTATTTTTGCATTTCTTAATAATGCTTGCTTATCTTTTTTAGCTCTTTGAATAATGTACTCTTGAACACCAAATTTAGAATTTAGAATTTCATATTTCACAGAAGCATAAACATATGCCTCAAATAGTTTATTTATAGTAATTAAAGAATTATCTCCATTTTCCATTCCATCAGAAACATATTCAAGAATACATAATCTCTCAGACATTCCTGAGTCAAAATTAATAACCCCTGATTTTTTATCTATTGTAAATGTAGGATTGGCATTTGCCGTTTCTGTATTTAATCCAAATCTTGCACCTATAGCATAATCAAAATACCAATGACCATCTACATTATATCCCATTTGTCCATTAAATTGGCTTGCTTGGTTTAAGTATATTGACTTCTTTGTCCCTGTAATTCTATCAAAATCTATTTGAGAATACTGAGGAGAAAGAGCATTACCATCTTGGTCAAATAATATATTTGAAAGGTTATCTTGAAGATATGCTTTTGATGAAAGCGTTTGAATGTTCTCACTTAATGGTCTTAATAAACCATTTTCATATACAGATATTCTTACCCAATTAACATAGTCAGAAGGTAAAATATATCTTAATGTATTTGGAACATTTAATTCCAATATTTTTATTTCTTTAAATGCGTCATAGTTTAACTCTTGAACTGCACGTTTTGCATGGAACAATATCTTATATCTTTCTTCGTTGTTTACTAAAGAATGATTTCCTGAGTACATTAAAAGAAAGTTAGTTACTATATCAGCTAAACTAACATATTGATACGAACCCCAATTTAAGTCTTCAGGTACATTTCCATTATTCTCATAATATTCATACTGTGATATATACGCCATGTTTTATATATTATGGTATTTGTGCATTGTTTTCCATCTCTTCTTGCTTTCCAAATTGAACAGGCAGTGGCTCTCTAATTGATATACCACAATATTGAAGTATCTTAACAACTAATGAAGTTTCATTTTGCATTCCTATTTCAAAATCTTGATAATCAAGTTGTGATTGGTCGAATACAGGTTCACCATTTGCTAAAGATATAAATGTCCATTTAGGTACTTTAGGATATCTAAAGTAAGTAGCTTCAACTTGCAATGGTAAGTTTATAATACTTGATGGATAAAAAGTTATTAAGTCACCTGTTTGAGTATATGCGGGATAGTTAACAGATGGCGATGTGATAGGTGACATATTTAATAATGTTATCTTTCCTGCTGTAACTTTTTCCGCTTCATTTTGAACTGAAGTATCAACAATCCTATAAGACTCAGGCACTAATGTAAATATATTTGCAGAAAGACCTAGTATTGTAGCACTTACAGATGTTACTGTAGCTGTTACCATTGGAGCAACTGAAGTATTAGTTACAATATCTCCAACTGAAACTCCTGCTAAAGAAAAATTAGCTAATGAATCTATTAATTGTGATGCAACAACAGATGTGTTTACACCACTTGTGAGTATTTTAGAGTAGCACAATACTTTATTTATTAAATACTCTTCATCTCCTGTGGTTACTAAAGATGGGAGATAATATATATTTGATAAAGCAGTAGTTACTGATGTGTTTGTTAATGAGTTCGTTACTATAAACTCCTCTATTTGTTCAGAATAAGATTTTCCAAAATCGGCATAATCTGTTCCTGATGCTCTAGCATTTTCTTTGTTTATAATTGTATTGTAATCAGAAAAATATTTCATAAATAATTCTAATTGTGCTTGTTGGGCATACAAATTAAAATCAGATGGAGAAATATATCCGTAGTTATTTTTATTTAAAATAGCAATTACAGTATTCCTTACAGAGTTTATCATACTACAAAGATAATAAAAAAAAAGGCACTCTATTAAAGTGCCTCTTTGTTTTAAAATTACTTGCTATTAAGTAGCCGTAACTACTAATTATTTTAAACTTATTTCTAAGAACTTTAAAACCTCAAGGCCTTCATCTGACTTCAAGAATAAAGCAACTGTTTCATATGGGTCTTCACCAAATGGTATACCCATCATTTTCTTCTTATTGCTCTTTGTATTAAACCATACTTCTCTTTGTCCATTTCTAAATTGCAATAAATTATGAGCAAAAAATAATTGTACGTTTGACTGTAATTTAAGTAAAGGGTCATTAAGTATTTCTAAAAATGACCTAGGTTCTTTTTTAGCATATATTAATACATCTCTACGCAATTCTGCAGTTGATACATTTGTAACATCTTTTTGAAACATTACTCTACTTACTACTTCAAGTTGCTCAATGCTTAATTGTCTTGCTTCAATTAATGCGTCTACTTCAAAGTTTAAATCTTCAATTTCTTTTGCAGCATCAACTGTTTTGTTTACTTCTACAAAAGAATTTCCATTTAATGGATGATAATGTAGAAATTGTTGTAACACGGGATTTGTTCTTGGAACAGTTAAAAACCCATCATCAAAGATTATTGGTTCAAGAAGAAAGTTTCCGTCTTGCTCATCTTCGAATGGTGATTTTTGATTTCTTGCATATCGCAAAGGTCTGTTAATGTTTTTTTCTTCATCAAAATAAAGAAGTGGGTATCTAGATGTGTTTCTAGATGGCAACGTAAAAGATATTGGCGTTGCATCGCTTTTTAATTTGTAGGTCTTATCTACTGATGTTGTGTTTGTTTTCATTTTATTTAATTTAAGTTGTTACTAAAAAATAGAGAGGAACACTGATGTCCCTCTCTTGATTTAATCATTTGTTATTATGCTCCGTAACGGAATAATACAAAGTTATTCGCACCTAAAGTACAAACAGCACGCTCAGATAAGAAGTTAACTTCCATTGCATCTAAGTCACTAGTTTGAGCACCTCCGGCTGAACCTGTAATCCAAGTCTTATATTTTCTATCTTCTGCTTCTGAAGCACGATATCTAACATGTAAGAAAGGTCGCTTTGCATTTTTACCCATAACTTGGTCATATACATTAGTTGAACCTGCAGGAACTAAAAGTCCTGTAATGTTCCCTGATGCAGTTGCACCTGTAGGCATAGAACCACGCATTGTTGGGTCATTTAAGTATTTCCAATCAGTCTTGTAGAAATCATAACCTCTTCGGAATCCTGTAAAGCCTAAGTTTAAAGCCATGTCTTTGTCATTGTCAAATAGACCATAAGAAGTGCCACCTACTCCATAAGAGTTTTGTGCTGCTAACATATCGTCAACGTCAAATCCAAAATCACGATTAACAAATAGTACGTTTTCTTCAATAGCACCTTGCTTATCTAAACGAGATATAACAGTGTCCCAATCAGCAAGAGTTGTTGGATTACCACCACCCCATACATTTCCGCGACTATTTACTACATAGAAAACACCTTCTGAACCTTTATTACCGGCTGAAGCATATGTTGTTTGTAGTGCAACACCTGAAGCTGCACCCGCAGGAACTGCTTCTACCATTGCTGTTTCAAGATAGTCCTCAAAACGTAAACGAGTTTCATGCTCTGATTTCAAGTACCAAAGGTATCCTGAAGCACCATTCTCAGTAGTTACTTCAACCCAACCAATTTGAGCCATGTCTGAACCATTTACTGCATACTTATCTTTGATGATAATTGGTGAATTTGAGAAAATAGTATCTTCAGCTTCCAAAGAACCTGTCATTCCATTTGTTCCTTTTTTAAATTCTGAACCATATACCCAAATAGAACAAGTTGAAGCAGCAGCAAATGCTTGACCACCTTGCTCATAATAAGCTACTGTAATAGTATAAGTAGGACCTGCTCCTGCAGGTGCAACAATAACGATTCCTTTATTTGATAATCCCGTAGCATTATCATAAATCATAACTGTTTGACCTAAACGGATTGCAATAGTGTTTCCTGAAGTAATTGTAGCATCTGTAATAGTGTATACAGACTGAGTAGCAGCAGCAGCAGCAGTTACAACACAATTTGTATATTTAGTGTGTAGACGACCTTGTTCTGCCCATTTAATCATGTCTGAGTTTGACGGCATCTCTGCTCCTACCATACGCAAGAATGAAGATACTGTACGATTACCATAACGCTCAAATTCTTTCTCATAAGTATCAGGAAGATACTGAGTTAAGAAGTTGAAGTTAGTAATGTAGTTTGTTGATAATGGAACTTGCTCCGAACTAGGAGAAAGACCAAAAGTTGGTGTTGATAATATTGACATTTTTTTTTGTTTTTAGTTTTTAAATTCTTTTCATACTTCTAATTTTTAGTCCGTTTCCGGAGTCAGGGCTTAGAGACTTGACCTGTACGCCTTCGGTTCTTGAACCTGCTTCAGATACTTTACGCTCAGACATGTTTATGTTTTTTATCTTACGCGTAACATCATCCGTTGCATCAGCTTGTCCTTGTTCATAAAAGAACTTAGCAAACTTTTCAGGGTTCATTGCCATAGCTAACGATTTATGATATCCCTCTGCGTCTTTCATTAAACCATTCTCATCTAAAAACTTATTAATAAAGTTTTGTGGTGATGAATGATTTTTTTTAATCTCGCTTAGATTACCGGGAGAAAATGAAAATTTCTT